GAGTATTTGCATCTGCACTTGCATTTTGAGATGCTGGGAATTTTAATTGACCACTATTTAATTCTACAACTTGACCATCATCTATGGTTAAAGCTACTGTTGGAGAGACAGAGTCATCAAGGTCTGATGTCATAAATTGTAATTTAGTTGGAACTGAATCCCCATCTGGAGCGGCATCTGCTGATGCTCTTATTATTGCACCAGCTTTTACATCGTTATCTGTGTCGTGACCTTGAAATACTATTTGACCAAGTACATCACCAGAACCAGTTGCTGTCGCAGTTCCAATAGTATTGCTTGCTGATTTCTTAAATAATAAGGCTGGCATATGTCCATCTACTGTACTATACATAGCTAATGATAAACTTTCATCAGCCTGTGACCTATTCATTGTAACTAATCCACCAGAAAAAGTAGACGAACCATTTACATTAATCTTATCTGTTGCTAATTGTAATGCAAAGGTAGTTCCATTGTCTCCATCTTTTATATCTACTAAAGTTGTTGCGTTTCCTCCACCATCTCTATCAACATGAAGTAACTGTTCATATGATGATGCTACGGATTGTCCTGTTAAACTTGCCATTTTCTATCTCCTTTCCATGAGATTCTATTCACAGCTTTCTGTGAGGTTATTATTAATCTATGAAGTTCCACTTTCGGTCTTCATCTTCAAATTTTGTGAGCATATTTTCCCATTTGATTTTGCCCATGTATTCATCACTCATTGCATTTATACTTACACCAGACTCACCCTCCATATCAGCAAATGCAATTCTTAAAGCAGAGTTGATACTTGTTCCAGAGCCTCCCTGACCATTTGCCCATTCTTTCAACATTTTACCTAATGATCCAGAATGCCCCAACTCTTCAAGACCAGCACGAACCGAATCATTTAGACTTTTTGAGCCAGATGTTATTCCAGCTATATCGCTGAAATATTCTCTCATTATTGAATTAAAACTTTTCTTTGTTCCTAATGCCATTTATAATCCTTTAGAGTTGGGGAGGGAACCGAAATCCCCTCCCCTGTTACCATTATGATACTTTAGTATGAACCTCTACACCCCAACCATCAATGATTTCTGTAACTCCCCAGAAACCACTTCCGATGATGTTGTCACGAAGGAATGAACCTTCACGATAAACCTCGGTCTTGATTAGTTCTCCAGCGTATCCCATTCCCAATGCACCGGGAACGAAAACTCCACCTTTAACAGCATTTGATGCCTCGGTGAACTCTGGTGATGAATGTATGCTAATACCAGCGATCTGTGATACAAATCCGGTTCTAGCACCTTCATCCTGTACACCAGCACCAGCGAATTGAGTCGCTGTTACTAGGTCGTTATGAACTCCATAGGTTCCCCAGATCTGTCTTGGGTCTAAAACTGCACTCGGCTCTCCAAGAGCAGAATTTTGCTTTAGACTAGAAAGAGCAGAAAACAGATTATCAACAGATAGAGCCGCATCACTAGCACCGGCAGTATTTGAAAATCCATCCATGAGAGCATTCAACAATGCATCAGCTTTGGATGCCATTGCATTACCTAACAATGCACCAACATTAGATGCAACATCGTCAGCATTAGACCTCATTGCTTCATCATAGATTGGAACCATCGCTGAATACATATCCAGAGTTGCTGTTTTCTTTTCAGAATCCAGTTGTGTTGATGGTGTTACAGTACCTTCAGCAGTATTTGCTACATCAGCACTAGTTAGTTTGTTACTTCCAGCATTGTATGCAATGAAAGTTATTTGGTCAGCCTTTGGTTCACCTTTTACAGTTACCAATGGCATTGTTACGTTTGCTTCAGAGAATTTAATTACGGCTTCGCTCTCGATGACTTCAAGAAGTCCGCCACTAAAATTCCCACTATCCCCAGCAGCCATTTTGTATTATCCTTTTTTCCCAAATATAGCATCCCATCGGTCTTGCGAGATGTGAGTGAATGTACTTCTCAAGTCATTACACAAAGGTGCCTTCTCTTGTCCAACACATATCCTGAATCCATCCTCATATGGGATTTTTTCACCATTAGATACATAGATATGTTCACCATCTTTTGATACAGCAGATGATACACTTCCAGTATCCATTCCGGTTGTAGGATTACTGTTAATTGAATTTAGATGCAAAGGCTTCTTTGATTTTCGCATAACTTGATTTGTCCAATTTTCCACTCGCAACATCACGAGCCGCATCTGTCAAAGTGCTATAACCTTGATAACCAGATGCAGTTGAGTTGTCTACACTTGGAACATTAGTTTGTTTATTAATTAATTTTGAATGAACTACTTTCATTTGAGAATAATTCATTCCTTTAAAAGCATCTTTCTCATCTTCAGAGAAATCTGCTAACATCTTCGCGATCTCTGCATTATCTCTATCCTTATAGGATTGAAGTTCTGGAGTGATAGAATCATACTTTGCTTTTGTTTCTTCGTACAACATCTTGTATTCATCGTTTTCAGCTAGTTGTGATTGCCTATCCTCTTCCATCTTCTTCTCAAGTTCTGCAACACGAGATTCAGCTTTCTGCAATCGTTCTTTCTTCTGCATAACCTCTCGCAGTAAATCACTATCTTGATTGCTAGATGATGATTCATTCCGGCTGTCAGTAGCCACCTCTTGTACGCTATCTTGTACTGTTTCTTCGCTCATGTCCGAGCCTCCCTTCATTTACCTATTTTAAGGTTGATTGGCTTTTTAGTAGCCTCCCTAGCATTCTTCTCGATATGCTTATCAACCTCATTCAAAATAAATCTTTCAACACCTTTCGATACTGGCCTTACATTACTGGTTACTGTTCTACCCATATCAGCATTCCATTCAACTTTGGATGCATTAGTACCTGACCAACCTATCACAACATTATCTTTTGTAAATCCTCTGGTTTGTAGATTCCCCATCATATCCCCGGTTAATTGTAAATCAACCTTTGATGAGGTAGATGATTGCCTCTTGAACTTGCCAGATGTTTTTCTTGTTACATAATCTTGTGCATATATTTTAATCTTTTTATTGTTTACTGTTTTTGTAAACCAAAATGGCTCATGTCTTTTATATGGCGTAAACTTCTTACCATTGACATCTTTACCACCTTTCGTAGTATGCACTCGTATTCGGTCGGCTGTTTCATCTCCGATACCTTTCCAGAATCGCTTGGTGAATGTTGGTATATCTCTTAATTCTTTAGCCATCTAATTGCTGTTGAGGTGTTAATGGTGTTCTTTTGAATCCACCCTTCCCATATTTGTTATCAATAAAATTCCTTGCTTGTTCGGGATCAGTTAGTTTCTTTGATACCGATGTTTCTTTTGCCCATCTATGTCTACAATTAAATCCTCCACCATCAACAAATGCACCGGGATATTGTGATTTGACCTCATCCATTGTTAGGCTACCAGCAGACATCATATCTAAACATATATCTCTAGTCTTATCATCTATTGGCCCTTGATATACATAAGTAGCATCTGGTGAATCAAAGGTTGCCATCTCTGCTGTGACATTCCTTTCAAATGTATTCAATGCAGTATTGGCTAGTGTTTCTGCTTGGTCTGGTCTTAATACATTACCTAACATACTTTGTGCAATCTCTCTCTCGGTCTTACCACCTATAATACCTTTCACAGCCTCATCAATGACTTGCTCACCCATTGAACTGATTTGCTTTTTAAATGTAGCCTCATCCAATCGAACCAATGCTTGGAGTGTTTGCTCTGTTACTTGTCCGGTTGCTTCCATTCCAAGTAGTACACCTTCATATGATGCGATATATTGATTCAAATCGTTCTGCATACCAATCTTATTAAAGATATAATCATCAACATCAAGCGTGGAAATGAGAGAGATAAACTCTTCCCTTGTTAGTGACCTTTGTAGATCGAGGATATCTTCTACCATTTGTGCTTGAGCCTTCTGCAAGGCTTGAGCGAATTGCTGTGCTATTTGGTCTTTATCCACGCTGTAATGCCGATACTAATGGAGATTGAGGTGCTTGTGGCTCTTCTACCTCCGGTTCTAATTCTTTTAATCTCATCTCTAATTCTTCATTTGTTATATCTTTATTGAAGTTTCTGTATAATTCTTTCTTATCCATCAAGCCATTGTCCAGCATGAATTGCAATTTGTCTTTCTCAACCGACCATTCTTCTGGATAATTAGATTCAGAGAAATCAACTGCAAAGGATTCATCCAATACTCTACCAGTATGAACCTCTATGATGTTTCTATCTATCATATATCTTTCTTCTTCAAAGTCTTGGAACATAGGTATGTCAGACTCTCTTGATTCAAGGTTTTCCATATTTAGAATCTTCAAGGCTTGCCCACTTGGAATCTGGCCTTGTTCGCCCCAGCGTATAGATAAAGCATGATTCTGACCAGTAACATTTAATAATTCTTTTACGCCACTTATCATCTGGTTGATATTTGAGGGAGGTGCTACGAACGACATGGAACTTCCTTCTGGCAATGATATTAATCTATCTACTCCCCATTTGAGATTTGGAACTTCTTGATCTATCCCTGTAATAACAGGAGAACCCATCTGATACCGAGTAGCCAACATTACCTCTGTAAAAGCTATGCTAGAATGAAGTGATGCTACTGTAACATCCATTGCATCGTAGGGAAACATGATTCGAGATATAGGATTACTTTGATAAGGATTAATCATCTCTGGATTCCCTTGTATCGGATACACTCTGCCATTGATATCATAAAGAAAATGCATTCCCGGTTCACCATCTCTGGACTCACTCCAGAATACAAACTCTCTATCACCTCTTGAATTCATACCACGCTCATATGAATAGCCATATGGTTCTAACTCACCTTGATAATAATACTCTCGTACATTAGGAAGGATGTGGTATTCAATCTTTTGCTTTCTGTCATTCCATACCGATTTGATATGTATCGTACCTAATAGCCAAGCAAGTTCGGATGCAATCCTAGATGATGAATTAAGATGATGTGTATAAGACAGATATTCCTCTGCCAACTCCCCACCTACGAATCTTTTAGCTGGAGATTTATACAACATCATTCTCGCTCTTGCAAACCTAGATACAATCTTACCCAACTCAAGAACAGGAATCTGTGATAGGGAAGTACCGGGAAAGTAATCTTGAACATATCTCTTGATATCCCTGTTGTAATAGAAATCAATTCCCATTTGTCTACGCTTATACTCATCTTTTAAAACAATATCTTCAGCGTTCTTAATGCTTTCAAATACTGCCTTGCTCCCCAAGTCTGGTATCGTTATCATGTCATAATATTTCATTTACCACTCCACCGATATGGGTACTCTACTTCTAATGGGCATTAGCTTACTTACTGCATAGCCAAAAGCATCACTAGCATGAGTTTGTTCTGGATCAGATGTTTTAT